ATATAGCGGAGAAAAACTGAAAGAAAAGAAAAGATATAAGCCAACTTATATAGAACATAAAAAGTATTGAATAAAGATATAATAGAAGAATTTTACTTACTTGCTTTAGTAGATATAGCAAATGGCAGAGGTTTGCAAGAACTTGAAGAAGCTATTGAACTATACGAACAAGCAGAAGAATATGAAGCCTGTGCAGGAATATTAAAAGCAATACACGAATCAGGATATATGACATTAAACGAACTAATAAATAAGATACAAGATGAACAAACAGATGATTAAAGAAATAGTAGATAACTACTTTGAATTAAACCTTAAAAGAAATACTCGTAAGAGACAATACGTAGAAGCAAGAGCAATCTTTTATAAGCTATGCAGAGAGTTTACAAAGTTAAGCCTTGAAGAAATAGGCAAACAGGTAGACAGAGACCACGCTTCTGTATTACACGGTATAAGGTCTTTAAATAATTGGATAGAATACGATAACAGGATAAAAAACAATCTGCGAATCCTACGAAACAAAGTAAGAAACTTTGAAGATGAAAAAGATAACGTAATAGAATTAGATGAATCTATAGTGCTTAAATACGTTCAGCTTAAAGAACAGGTAAAAGAGCAGGAAGAGATTATAAACGACCTACGAAAAGCATTAGCAGATATAACAGAGAAGCACACTCGTAGAGAAAAGTTCTATCAGAAATATGGGTTTATTAATTAATGATTAAAGTAAATTCACTTTCAGGAGGTAAAACATCCTCATATATAGCAGCTAACTATCCTGCAGATTACGATGTATTTGCATTAGTAAGAATTGAACACGAAGCATCTAAATTCCCTGATAAGAAAATAAGACAGGAAGTGGAAGATAGAATCCAAGCACCATTTATTGCTACTGCAGAGGATGATATGATTATCTATACAATGTTAGACCTCGAACAATACATAGGCAGAAAGATAACTTGGGTTACAGGGAAAACCTTTGATAAGGTTCTTGACAGTGCAGGAACATTACCTGACCCTTTAAGAAGATATTGTACCACTCAAATGAAGTTAGAACCAATATTTGAATGGTGGAGAAATCAAGTAAAAATACCTTGTGAATTTAGATTGGGTTTTAGAGCAAACGAAACACAAAGAGCAAACAGAACTACTGATAAAACAAATGACAATGGTTTTCTTGAAATGAAAGCAATAGTAGGAAAAAGAGGAACAAGAAATAAGTGGTCAATGATTGAGTGGCAAAAGCCTGCCTATCCTTTAATATTAGATAACATTTATAAAGACACTATAGAGAAGTATTGGAAAGATAAGCCTGTAAGATTCGCTTGGATGAATAATTGTGTAGGTTGTTTTCATAAAAACCCTTTACTGATAAGAAAGATGTGGGATAAGCACGAAAACAAATTAAATTGGTTTGCATCTAAAGAAAGAATTAAACATAACAAAGATGTTTGGTATAAAGAGAAGAATCTATCATTTAACGAGATAAAGAATTGGAATCTACAAGGAGAATTATTTGATGATGACTTTAACGAATGTGATTCAGGATATTGCGGAATTTAACAATCTATTAATAATTTTATTGTATAATTAATTAATTAATCTATTTTAATTATGGATGGTAGAAAAAATAATGGTGGTCATTCTACAAAAGGGTTCGCAGGAAGAAAACCTAAAAGCGAAGAAATAAAACTTGTAGAAAGATTATCTCCTTTAGAAGATGCTGCACTTGATGCCTTAAAGAAAGGTGTTGAATCAGGAGATATAAAATGGATTCAATTGTACTTAAACTACTATTTAGGTAAACCAAAAGAAACTAAAGACATCACAATAAATGAGGACTTACCCTTGTTTATGGAAGATGTAGATTGATGCGAGTTAAAAAGACAATAGCATTTTACAAACTAAAAAAGTTACAAAGTAGGATACGAATAGTTAAAGGAGGTACATCAGCTTCTAAGACTGTATCAATACTTTGTTTACTTATTGACTATGCTATAAGAAATGCAGGAAAAGAAATAAGTGTAGTATCTGAATCTATACCACACCTTCGTAGAGGTGCTTTAAAGGACTTCTTAGCGGTTTTAAAGGGTCTTAATAGGTATAACGATAGTCAGTTCAATAAAAGCACCTTAAAATACAATTTTACTAATGGTAGTTATATAGAGTTTTTCTCAACAGACCAACCTGATAAACTAAGAGGTGCAAGGAGAACAGACCTATACATTAACGAGTGCAACAATGTACCCTTTGATGCTTATACACAATTAGCAACAAGAACAAGTGGAACGATATGGTTAGACTATAACCCATCTAATTTGTTTTGGGTAGACAAAGAGTTGATAGGACAACCTGATACCGATTACATCACACTAACTTACAAAGACAATAACGCACTACCTCAATCAATCGTTAAAGAAATAGAAAAAGCTAAAGAGAAAGCAAAGACCTCTACCTATTGGGCGAATTGGTGGAAAGTATATGGATTAGGAGAACAGGGTAGTTTAGAAGGTGTATGTATTCCCGATTGGAAAGAGATAGATAGAATACCTGAAGATGCACGACTAATGGCTTATGGTATGGACTTTGGTTATTCAGTAGACCCTACTACCTTGATAGGACTTTATAAATGGAATGAGGCTTATATATACGATGAGGTGCTTTATAAGAAAGGAATGTTAAACAGAGATATTAGTCGCTTCCTACAACAACAGGATATAAAAGAAAACATTGTAGCTGATTCAGCAGAACCGAAATCAATAGCAGAGTTGCAAGGATATGGTCATTCTATCTATGGAGTAACTAAAGGAAGAGATTCAATAGTATATGGTATCAACCTAATAAACCAAAACGAGATATACGTTACTGCAAGAAGCAAGAACTTAAAAAGAGAACTACAAGGATATGTATGGGCAAAAGACAAAGAGGGTAACACACTACAAAAACCTACAGGGGAACATCCTGACTGTATAGATGCAGCACGATATGTTCTTACTGACCAATTAGAGAATCCTAATAAAGGAGAATATTTTATTTATTAAAAAAAAGTAAAAAAAGTTTTGTAGTTTAAAAAATGTTTATATCTTTACAAAGTAAAACAAAGTTTAATTAATACAATTACAAATGAAACAAGTGCAAGATTACCAAGAGTTAAGAACAAAACTTAATTCATTATCCTCTAATTGGGATAAACAACAAGGATTAGACCCATCTTTTATACAAGTAATGATGTATGGAGATTGGAGAAGAAAAAAGAAAGTAGGTTGTGAAAAAGGATATGATGGATGGACTTTCTTTTCTACATCAACAAATTCAGCAGGATACGAACTGTATGAAGAAATAAAGAAGTTGATTAGTGAATTTAAAGATTTAAGAGTTTACGAAAGACAACTTTAAAAAACAGGGGGAGGCAACTCCCCTTTTGTATAACTAAAACAATAATTATGGAAGATTTTACAGAAGTATTAATTAGTAATTTAACAAAGAAAGAGAACCGCAGGAACACAATTAAGTTCATAGGCTATTCTTTACTCTTTGGATTATTTGGATTAGCATCAATGTATGGATTTTTATACTTTATGCTATGGGCAAACGAAATAACAGATAAGATTCTTGGAATATCATAAGATGAAACAAGCGTGTTGGTACGAGGATATTTACGTTGTACAGAAACCTACAAAGCGAGGTGGTTATAAAGGTTCTGATGTAACACTTTACATTGACTACAAAGGTCAAAGAAATATAGGAAGTCAAAAGATAACCTACGAACAGAACAGTAAAGAGTTAGTAGATGCAATAGAGACTGCTTACGAATACGCATATAAAAGATTCATATTAAATAGTTAATATTTTTTCATTTGGTTAAATTGGGGATTAGGTGGCTTTATGCTACCTTTTTCTTTTTATACATATTAATGACTTATTTATTGTAATTATATGAAAGTTGAAATAAACGTACCTGATTCACTTAACGAGATTACTTTAGGACAGTATCAAAGATTTGAGAAGCTGAACACAAAGGATAATCAAGGTTCTACATTCCTGCTTCAAAAAATGGTAGAGATATTTTGTAATCTTGATTTGAAAGATGTAGCAGAGATTAAATACAAGTCCGTACAGGATATTGCAGTACACTTAAATAAGATATTCGACACTAAACATACATTGATTCCTACTTTTGAATTAGGAGGTGTAGAATACGGTTTTATACCTGTATTAGACGATATGACATTAGGGGAGTATATAGACCTTGATGAGAACTTGGGAGATTGGCAGACAATGCACAAAGCAATGAGTGTATTATACAGACCAATCAAATATAAGAAAGGACATAAATACAATATAGAGCCATATAGTGGAATGAATGACAGACTAAAGTATATGCCTTTAGATGTAGTGTTTGCTGCTATGGTTTTTTTTTGGAATTTAAACAACGAGTTAATAACAACTATCCTGAACTATTTACAGAAGGAAACACAGAAGCTGACTACTCAACAGAGGGAACGTTTGGAAGCAAGTGGGGTTGGTATCAATCGGTCTATGGAATTGCTAAAGGAGATGTTACCAAGTTTGATGAGGTTACCAAACTCAATGTACACGAGTGCTTAATGTACTTGGCTTTTGAAAAAGATAAAATAGAATTAGAAAAGAAACTGATTAAGAAACGATGAAAGGGTTTTACAACGTAACAGACAAACTAAAAGACACACTATTAGCAGAACCATTTGTAAATACAGTTACATTTGGGTCTATTGATGATGTAGACCTCAACAAACAAACAATCTTTCCCTTGTCTCATATCACAGTAAACAATACTACTGTAGGAAGCAAGACCCTAACATTCAATATTAGTATTCTTTCTATGGACATTGTAGATATAAGCAAAGATGAGGTTACAGATATATTCGTAGGAAACGACAACGAACAAGATGTATTAAACACTCAATTAGCTTTACAGACAAGAGTAATAAATATCCTACAAAGAGGGGATTTATATACAGACCTTTATCAAGTACAGGGAGATGTTACTTGTGAGCCATTTGTAGATAGATTTGAAAACAAGTTAGCAGGATGGGCAGCTACCTTTGATGTAGTAGTACAAAACGATATGACTATTTGTGATTAATATGCGACTAACCAAAACACAGGAGGTTTTAGAATCATTTAAGAAGTTTGTTATACAACAGGCACGTACAAGGCTTTCTAAAGGCAATAAGAACGTTTCTAAAGAACTTTATAATAGTTTAAAGGGTAATGTGAAGGAGATGCCTAATTCTATCCTCTTGGAGTTTGAAATGGAGGAATATGGATTGTATCAGGATAAAGGGGTAAGCGGTACAGAGAAGAAATACAACACACCTTATTCTTATACTACAAAGATGCCACCTGTAAAGAAGTTATCCGATTGGGCAAAGACACGAAATATAAGATTAAGAGACGAACAGGGAAGATTCACAAAGGGCAATTATAATACAATAGGATATTTGATAGCAAGAAGCATATACAGAAAAGGAATTAAACCTACTTTGTTTTTTACTAAACCATTTGAACAAGCATTTAAAAAATTACCTGACGAACTTGTAGAGAAGTTTGGATTGGATGTAGAAGATTTTTTAGCATACACATTAAAAGAAGATAGATTAAGATGAGTACAAAAATTAACGTAAGAAGTCCATTTTATTTAAGCTATGGAGAACCTACAGAACCAAGTGTAGAATTAACCTGTGCATTAATTAACTTGCAAAACTTCGCAGTTGACCAATTTGGCAATGTTACAAAGCCTTCTACAACTTATGGGAATGTATTATCTTATACTTCTACAGATGGAGACTTTTCAGATGGTAGGTTTGGCACGGTAGTAAGTGATACATCAAGAACAGTAACATTTACGATAAGTATTCCACCTGAATTTAGTAACTCAAACGATGACACAATAGATTGTACCGCAACTGCTACACAACCTACTTTTGTATGTACAGGAGGTGTTACAACAAACGGTACTATACCAAATCAATCATTAGACACAGGGGGGGATTCAGTAATAATCGATTTATCATCCTATTTTACTCAAGGCACAGACCCAATTTCTTATTATACTGTAACAAATAATTATCCTGATTATTTTGATTATGAATTAACAGGAGACAGTCTTACAATAGTATCACAAAACAAAGCAGGAACTCATAACCTATACGTTGAGGCAAGTGATGGAGACCCTTTAACTTGTAATGCTACACAATCTATTCAAATAACAACAACCGCTACCGCAGCTTATGATTGTGATGATTCTTATATATCAGGAGGACTAATAAACCAAGATGGTAGCATAGTGCAACCTTCGGTTAATGGAACTATTACTGCAATTAAAACTTCAAGCGGTGGTACACCTATCACAAGTGTTCCTGCAAATAACACAGGTTCTTTTATAGAATATACTTTATACTTTGATATTACAGTTCCCACAGGATATTCAAACACAGGAGCAACAGTAGAATGTTCTAAAGTATATTATCAAGTAAGTAGTGCTTTACCTCAATTTGATTGTGATGTTGCAGGATTAACAGGACAAGCAATAACGACTTCAGGAATTATATCAGTAGGAACTGCAGATAAAGGAACTATAAAGAGTTTTAGTCCTATATCTTTCCCTATTGTAACTTCTAACACAAGTAGAACAGTAACCTATACAATTACTGCTCCTGCAAGTGGATATGATAATAGTGGACAAGATATAACCTGTGATGTAACAATGACACAACCTGCTACTGTTTTGAGTTGTGGTACTGCTAAACTTTGGTATTCAAATTATAATATACCATTTATGACAATAGCACAAGTACAAGCAGCTTATCCAACTGCTACAACGAGATATTGGAATAGCATAGGTTTAAGTGTAGAGGCAGCTTTAAATCAATATGGTTTAAATAGTACTTCGGTAGTCAGTTCAAAAACAGAGGGAGAGTATTCAGCTAATTCATTAACACACGAATTAAACATTAATACAACGTTTTGTTATTTACACACTCCATCAATTCCAAGAATACTAACGAATAAAGGTACTAATCCTAATCCAACAAATGGTAGATATTTTAGGGTTAGTAATGCAAGAGAATACTCAACACCTACACCTTCTCAATTAGAGTATAGTTATTACTACAAAAGAGAAACTAATGGGTTCATATCAGAGATATGGTATGTAGATTGGAATAATAGAATTTTTACAAGAATAGATAATATTTAGAAATGGCAATAAAGACAGTAGACTTACAGATATATATTTATGAGGGTTTAGTAGGAAGCTATACAAGTACAGACCTTAAATATCAAATACAAAAAGAAATATTAAGCGGAGACACTAATATAGTATTTGAGATAGCGGAACTTGTAAGAGATTATTTAGATTTAACTTTCAATAATGATTATATGTCAAGAACGTTATGGGTAACTACCGTTGCAACTATATTGGATGAAAACGACCAAGTTTATACCTATGGGTCTCCTGTTACAAATAATTACATTGCAACAAATGGGTATGGGTACTTTGAGGATGAGATAAACCCTGAACTATCAAGACACACTTTAATAACTGCTAATACTATTTATCTACCTGAAGGAACTGCAGGCAAGTTACCAATATTTGCAGAAGGTGTTGGAAAGGTAACGATAGATTCAGTAGACACGGAAATAACCGACAACGGAAATACAAACCAAAAAATACAATATGTGGACATTCCTTCCAATAGCAATACTATTCAGGTATATGATACGGATGATACTACACTATTAAAAACAATTAGTGTAAATAATGTTTGTGAGCCTAAATACACTCCATACAAAGTTACGTTTGTAAACAAGTACGGTGCATATCAAGACCTTTGGTTCTTTAAAAAATCTATAGAATCATTTAACGTAACAGACGAAACGTTTAAAAGAAATACTATTGAGAACTCAACAGTTACTTATGCTAAATATGGAGGTCAGCAAGAAAGATATAACACTAACGCTAAAAAGAGCATTACTCTAAATACAGGTTTTATAAACGAGGATAGCAATAGTGCTATAGAAGAGTTATTCCTATCTGAAAACGTATGGATAAGACAAGGAAGTGATACCTTACCAATTATACCTAAAAGCAAATCATTAACATTAAAAACAAGCTTAAATGACAAATTAGCAAACTATACAATAGACTTTGAATTTGCGTTTAACAAGATAAACAATGTACGATAATGCTAAACCTACAGTTATTCATAGAAGGTCAGGAGGTAGATTTATTCCAAGATGAATCCGTAACACTTACACAAACAATACAGGATGTAAAGGATATTGAGAAGGTGTTTACGGACTTCTCACGTTCTTTTAATGTTCCTGCATCTAAAACCAATAACAAGATATTTAAGCATTTCTATGATTACCATATTATAGGATTTGATGCGAGAAAAAAGAAAGATGCAGAGATATACCTTAACTACAAACTGTTTAAAAAAGGTAAAATAAAACTTGAAGGTGCTACGAGGAAAGATAACAAGGCACATACTTACAATATCACTTTCTTTGGTAATGGCATAAATCTAAAAGACCTTATAGGAGAAGATAAGTTAGATGCTCTGTCTATGCTTAAAGACGATGCATTTAAGTTTACCTATTCAGATGCTAATATTAAAACCTATATGCAAAGTGGTTTAGATATTACTTATGATAACATTACTTTTGATGATGCTATTATCTTTCCTTTAATAACACACACTAAAAGGTTAGTTTATGATTCAGCAGTAGGAAGTGCATACGACAATACAGATACTCAAAACAATATAGCATACGAAGCAGGAAGCACACACGGATTGCAGTTATCACAATTGAAACCTGCATTAAGGTTATACCCTATTTTAAAGGCAATAGAAAGACAATACAATATAACCTTTAGTACAGATTTTTTCAATACAACCAATTTACCTTTTTATAATCTTTATTTGTGGTTACACAATAAGACAGGAGGTTTATTTGAAGATGAAGGTAATGTAACACCTGTAGGAGGATTCACATTAGGATATGTAAACGGTTCTACTATTGATTTATTTGAAAACAACTTTTCTACACCACAGGCTGACCAAGTAGGAACTGTAGCAGGTAGAAAAGAGCGTAGAATGGATTTGACCATAGTTCCATCAGTTTCGGATGAGTTTAATTTTATTATCTATAAGAATGGAGAAGTGTATGAAAGATACGACAATATATCAAGAGATGCTACCACATTAGAATATAGAGAAATAAGAGGTTTAGTATTAGAGGCAGGTAACTATACTTTTGCCATAGAATCCGATACACCAAGTACATACGATTTTAGGATTTATATAGAAAGAGATGGATTTGGTAAAGATGATGTATATTTTACTGCAAGTGCAGAGGTTTTAACAGACGTACAATTTAGACCTGCTAACCAATTACCTGATTTAAAAGTAATAGATTTTATTACATCGTTATTTAAGATGTTTAACCTTACTTCTTTTCAAAACGATGCAGGGGTAATTGAAGTAAAGACATTAGATAACTTCTATGCAAGTAGCACAACAACTTGGAATATAACAGAGTATCTTGATAAATCGGAATCAAGTGTAGATTCAGTATTACCGTATAAGCAGGTTAATTTAAGATACGATGGACACGATAACTTCTTCGCTAAAAACCATAGTGAATTATTTAATCAAGAATGGGGTACTCTACAATATAGAGCATCAGATAAGTTTGAAGGACAATCCTACACTATTACCATACCTTTAGAACACTTTAAATACGAAAAGCTGAAGGATATAAATGGAGATACATTTACCAATCTACAATGGGGATGGAGTGCTGATATCAAGCAAAGTCCTAATTTAGGTAAACCTTTATTCTTTTATCCTATTCAACAAAGTGAAACAATAGGTGTAATAGAATCAGATGGAGATTTAGCTTCACATACAGGGGTTTATATTCCTTCTAATAGTGTAAACACTACAGATTCACAAAACATAAATTTCAATTCAGAGATTAATGAATTTGGATTAGTGCCATATACTCAAACGTTATTTGATACATACTATAAGAATTACGTTAAAGAGATATTCGACCCACAACGTAGATTGACAAAAGTAAAAGCATTTTTGCCTTTGTCTATGACAATGAATTTATCTTTAGCTGACAAAGTAAGGATATTCGACAACCTATACAGGATAAATAAGCTAACAACAAACTTTGAAACTACACAATCAACTTTAGAATTAATTAACGTAAAAGAAGAAGCAGGAGCAGTAATAGAAGTAGACCCTGTGATACCTGACAAGTTTAGACCTGATATTTTATGTATTACTGTAGATTCAGAAATAGAGACAATAGATTCGTTATCAATAACTGCAGACCAATCTTGTTTCTACGATGGAGTTGTTATAACATCAACAAGAGAAGTAGTACCACAAACAGTATATATACCAAATGATTAATAATATTTTAGATTTATTGGAGTTCGCAAGAAGCGAAAAATGGAAAGGGCAGTATATAGATATTGCTTTAGGCAAAAACAAATATCCTGAATCAATTAAGGAAGCATACAAACAATTTAGACAATGGCAGTAAAAAAGACAATAGAACTTGAAGCTAAAGTAGACAAAGCACAAAAGGATTTAGAGGGTGTAGCTAAAAGTGTACAACGAATAGATGATAACCTTGAAGATGTAAAGGACACTACAGGAGGTGTAGCTAAAGGAGTAAAAGGAATTGGTAATGCTCTTAAAGCTGCAGGGGTCGGTTTAGCTATTGCTGCTTTTGCAAAGTTAGCAGAGGTATTTAATCAAAACCAAAAAGTAGCAGATGCTTTCAATACTGCCTTTGAAACATTAAGTTTAGCTTTTAATGACTTCTTTAAGTTTCTTGATGCGAATGTAGGAACTGTTATAGAGTTCTTTAAGGGTATATTTAATGACCCAATACAATCCATAAGAGATTTTGGTTCTGCTATTAAACAGGGATTTATAGATAGATTAAAACAAGGTTTAGAAGCATTAGGATTATTTGGTAAAGCTGCTTTAAAATTCTTTTCAGGAGATTTTGCAGGTGCAGCACTTACTGCTAAAGAAGCATCTAAAGAATTATTTGATATTGTTACAGGAGAAGATGGTGGATATGAAAAAATTACACAATCAGTAAAAGGTGCGGTAAATAGCATAGTAGATTATACTAAATCAACAATACAAGCGGCTAAAGGAACTGTAGAACTAAACAAACAAGCAGAAATAGCTGCAGTTATCAATCAAGGTCTTATTGAGAAGTACGATAGACAAGCTGAACAACAAAGACAGTTGAGAGATGACGAAACAAAGACAATAGAAGAACGTATTGCAGCTAATAATCGTTTAGGAGAAATATTAGACGAACAGGCAGAGAAGATGCTTGAGAACGTAGATATAACGATTAAAGCAGCACAAGCTGAATACAATAAAAACCAAAACCAAGAAAACTACATAGCTTTACTTGAAGCACAGAACGAAAGAGAAGCAGTATTAGCACAAATAGAAGGTTTCCGTTCAGAACAAATACTTAATAGAATATCTTTAGAGAAAGAACAAGCGGATGCCAAAAAAGAAGCTGATGAGGAAGAGTTAGAAAGAATTGAAGAAAAGAAACAAAAGGAATTAGAATTAGCAGAAGCAAAGAAACAGGCGGTTTACGATGCTTTAGATGCTACAATAGATGCAGCAGGTGCAGAGACAAAAATTGGAAGAGCATTGTTTATTGCTAAACAAGCTATAATGATAAAAGAACAAATAGCAGAAGCTAAAGCTACACTACAAAGAATTGCATTGAGGGCAAGTGAGGCAACCGTAGATACTGCGAAAGGAGCAGCATCCACTGCTAAAGTAGGATTCCCACAAAACGTACCATTGTTAATTGCTTTTGCAGCACAGGCAGCAGGTATTATATCAAGTGTTAAATCAGCAGTAAATGCAGCTAAAGGTTCAGCATCCGCTATGGGAGCAGGAGGAATTGCAGGAGGCTCTACATCACCACAAGCACCTGCATTCAATATAGTAGGAGCAGCACCTGAAAACCAATTAGCACAAGCAATAGGGGAAAGAGAAGAAAGACCTGTTAAGGCATACGTAGTAGGAGACGATGTAACGAACCAACAAGCATTAGATAGAAAAATATCAGAGGGTGCTTCACTTGGGTAACAAATTAGATAAAAAACTATTGTATTAATATGAACATAGTAGAACTTATTTTAGACGAAGAAGATGCTATAGGGATTGAAGCAATTTCAGTCGTTGAATCTCCTGCTATTGAGGAAGATTTTATAGCACTTAAAAACCAAGAGTTTAAACTTGCAGAAGTAGATAAGGAAAAGCGTATCTTAATGGGTGCAGCTTTAATTCCTAATAAACCTATCTACCGTAGAAACGAGGACAACGAATATTACATTTATTTTTCAAGAGATACGGTTCGTAAAGCAAGTGAACTATTCTTTATAAACGGTAACCAAAACAAATCTACTTTAGAACACCAAATGCCTTTAACAGGTTTAAGTGTTGTTGAATCTTGGATTGTTGAGGACAAAGAAAAAGACAAGACAAAACATTACGATATGGAAGTGCCTATCGGTACTTGGATGGTATCTATGAAAGTCTTAAATGATGACGTTTGGAATAACTACGTAAAGACAGGTAAAGTAAAAGGCTTCTCTATAGAAGGATATTTTGCAGATAAAGCTGAAAGACCTAAAGACAAAACCATAAAAGATGAACTCGCTCAAATAGAGGAAGAGGAAGCAGAATATTTGTTAGGTCAAATCAAAGGCATTATCAAAAAAGATAAAAGGCTAAAGAGTGGGCAAAGAACTGAAATGGAATCTTATTCAGATTATCCTGATTCAGTAAAGAACAACGCAAAAAGAGGATTAGAACTAAACGAGAAAGTAAATAATAAATGTGCAACCCAAGTAGGAAAAGTAAGAGCGCAACAACTTGCACAGGGAAAACCTGTAAGTGTAGAAACAATAAAAAGAATGTTCAGCTACCTATCAAGAGCAGAAGTGTACTATGAAAAGGGGGAAACTACTGATTGTGGATACATATCTTACCTTTTATGGGGTGGAAAAAGTGCTAAATCTTGGGCAGAAGCTAAAATCAAGAGTTTAGAGAATGAGTAATATATATAATTCAGCATACAAGGTTCACGTAGAGCATACCGATATAACGGAAGTAAATTCTGTAAATATTGAGGATGGTGCAATGCTACACACCGAAGGCGGTTTATATATGGGACACAATGGGCAAAACGTAGTAGTATATCCTCAAAATGTAATTACAGTAAATGGATGGGTAAGGTATGATGACACAGAATATACCTCATCTAATAAACTTTCGTTAGCTGATGGTGTTGAAACTGTTTTGCCAAACAATGCAGGTGCAATATATAGAAGCCACGAATCAATAGACTTTTATAATCCTTCTACTAAAAAAATTACTGCAGACAGGGAAAACGATGTATATATAATGACCGTTGTTTTTAGATATTCTGCAGCTAATGCTAACCAAACCTATTTAAGCCTACACTTTGAAGGCGGTAACGGTACACCATACGACAGGGTAAGAAATGATATTGTGTTTCCAAGAGGCAATGATGTATCACACGACTTCCATCAAATGTTCCAATACTATGCAGATGCAGACTTTGTAACCAATGGTACAGATTGGAAAATAACTGCAAATGGTGGTACTGCTAAAATATGGGATATTATTTACTTTATACAAAAAACACAAAACGCAGACTTTAGCTAATGAGAAAAGAAAGAACTGATAGAAACCCAAGTCCACAAAACGACAGAAGAGGTTGTTTGTGTAAAGATGGTAAAACTTATTCACGTAAATGTTGTGATGGAAGTTTTCAAGCACAGGGAATTGGAAACATTACAGGAACAGAGTAAAAATATAACAAAGTGTTAAATATTTAATTGTATAAAAAAAGTAGTATATGAAACCAAGCGTACAAAAGATAATTACCAAGTTGGCTAAAGAAAGAGTTGATTTGTCTTTAATGACAGATATAGAAAAGTTATATGACAAGGGTTTATCTGATAATAAAAGAATTAGAACGCAAATAGAAAAACTTGCTCGTGATTATAATGAGGCATCTAAATCTTTTTCTGATATGCTTATGAAAATAAATAGAGCTGAAAAACTTGCTGATGAACTTGGAGACAAAGAAATGATGCGATATTTACAAAATAGACGTCAAGAAGCAAAATATTATATTGATGAAATGACAGGGAGAGCGCAAAAGATAATTAGTGCTTTACCTTAAAAACACAACAACCTTACAAACAATTTATTGTAATAAATATGAAAGCGACAGATATGTTAAACAAAGTAAAAGAAGTTCTTGGAGTGGAACTAAATGAAGAAACCCAAGAAGTAAAATTAGCACAGGCTACTTTGGAAAACGGAACTGTTATTGAAAGTGAAGATTTCGCTGCAGGAAGTGAAGTGTTCATCGTAACAGAAGATGAAAAGGTAGCACTACCTGTAGGCGAATACACTTTAGAAGATGGAGAGATACTCAAAGTCGAAGAAGAAGGTATTATTGCATCTATAGGAGCAGCAGAAGAAGTTGAGGAAGCAGAAGCATCCGAAGAAGTGGAAGCTGCGGAAGAAGAAAAAGAAGAAATGGGATATGCAACTAAAGAAGAACTTGCAGAGGTTAAGCAAATGGTTGAAGAAATCAAATCAATGCTTGAACCTAAAGAAGAAATGAGTTCTGAAGAAGTTGAAGAAACCAAAGAGGAATTAAGCGAAGAGGCAACTGAAGAAGTGAAAGAAGAAGTTGAACTTTCTATTGAAGAGCCTGTAGCTAAAGTAACTCACAATCCTGAAAAGGAAACAAAAACAAATCTTAATCTGTATGGTCAAAAGAGAGAAATGACTACTGCAGATAGAGTATTATCTAAAATTGCTAACATTAAAAAATAACAAATAAAAAATGGCAACAACTACATCTATTACAAGTACTTATGCAGGAGAGTTTGCAGGACAGTATATCTCTGCTGCTCTATTAAGTGCTTCAACTATTGAAAACGGAGGGATTACAGTAAAACCTAACGTTAAATTTAAAGAAGTAATCAAAAAAGTATCTACTGATGATATCGTAAAAGATGCATCTTGCGACTTTACTGCTACTTCTACTGTAACACTTACTGAAAGAGTTTTACAACCTGAATTTCAGCAAGTGAACTTACAACTTTGTAAGAAAGACTTTATCTCTGATTGGGAAGCAGTACAAATGGGGTATTCTGCACATCACGACTTACCTCCTGCATTTTCTGATTTCTTAATTGCTCACGTAGCAGCTAAAGTTGCACAGAGAACTGAAAACTCTATTTGGGCAGGAGATACTTCTACAAGCGGACAGTTTGATGGTCTTACTACTCAAATTGCTTTAGATGCTGACCTACCTTCAGGACAAGAAGTTGCAGGGACTACAGTAACTGCTTCTAACGTAATCACTGAATTAGGTAAAATTGTAGATGCTATTCCTTCTACACTTTACGGAAGTGAGGATTTAAACGTATATGTTTCTCAAAACATTGCAAGAGCATATGTAAGAGCATTAGGAGGATTTGGTTCTTCAGGACTTGGTGCTAATGGTACTAACGCTATGGGTACTCAATGGTGGAATAACGGTTCACTTACTTTTGATGGTGTTAAAATCTTTGTAGCTAACGGTCTTGCTGATAACACAGCTATGGCTGCTGAAAAATCTAACTTATACTTTGGTACAGGTCTATTAGCTGACCACAACGAAGTAAAAGTATTAGATATGAGCGACCTTGATGGTTCTGATAATATCCGTGTGGTAATGAGATTTACTGCAGGTGTACAGTATGGTATTGTAGATGACATCGTAACTTACGGTATCACTAACTCTGCTAACTAATAAACAGATTAACTAATTTAAAGGGGTAGGTGGTTTTATATCTGCCTACCCTTTTTTAATACAATAAAATATGGCTTGTGATTTAACTAAAGGTAGAAAAGAACCCTGCAAAGACGTAGTTGGAGGTCTGAAGGCGGTTTATTTTACTGATTTCGGAGATTACGGAACGGTAACGCAAACAGACGATGAGATTACTGATATAACAGGAACTTTTACTGCTTACAAATATGAATTGAAAGGAAATAGTAGCTTTGAGCAAACTATTACTTCTTCAAGAGAAAACGGTACAACTTTCTTTGAACAAACTCTAAACCTTACACTTAAAAAATTAAGCAAAGAGGATAACAAAGAATTAAAGCTATTAGCATACGGTAGACCACACGTTGCAGTAGAAGATTATAACGGAAACGTATTCGTTATGGGATTAGAACACGGAGCAGAGGTAACAGGAGGTACAATTTCTACAGGAGCAGCTATGGGAGACCTATCAGGTTACACCTTAACGCTTTCAGCATCCGAATTGAAACCTGCTAACTTTGTAGATAGTCCTACAGCAGCAGACCCATTCGCAGGAATGATTAGTGCAACTGTAACTGTAACAGAGGGAACTAACTCTTAATAGGGTATTTTCATTTGATAAATTAGGGGGCTTTATGCCCTCTTTTTTTTGCTTTATAAATAACAAAATCCAAAAAGTTTTATTGTATAAATATGATTGTATTATTAGAAAGTGCAAGTGAGCAAACTATCAATATTATTCCACGTAGATTTACAAGTGGGGATAGTTATAACGTAACGATAGTAAACGAAACAACAAATCAGGAAGTGTACAATGTAGATACTACTGCAATAGCGGAACATCTATATCATAATACTTATACTGCAGTGTTTCCTTTAAAAGAGGATATTAGTTACGTGCTTACTATTAAGGATGGAGCAGAAGTTATATTTAAAGATAAAATGTTCTGTACCAACCAAACCGATTTAATGGCTTACACCATAAACGATAGTGATTATATATTTAATGATACAGATAACGAATTTATTACCTTATAATGGATAATTTACACATAGTTAATTTAGCATCTTACAATAGACCTAAAATAAGCGAGGACAAGAATCGTGATTGGGTAGAGTATGGAGATGACAACGACTACTATTCTTATCTAATTGACCTTTATACCAATTCAACCACTAACCATTCTATTATAAATGGTATTAGTAATATGATTTATGGAAAAGGTCTTGACGCTTTAGATAGTAGTAAAAAACCTGACGAGTACGCTGCAATGCGTTCTATATTCTCTGATAGTTGTTTACGTAAAGTAATACTTGACCTTAAACTATTAGGAGAGGGTTCTTTCCAAGTTTTATACCAAAAAGGACAAGTTAAAAAGGCAGAACACTTTCCAAGACAAACATTACGAGCAGAAAAATGCAATGAAGATGGAGAGATAGAAGCATACTACTATCATCCTGATTGGTCTAAAGTAAAGCGTAGTGATAAACCACAACGTATAGCTGCTTTTGGTTTTGGTAACGGTAACGAACCTGAAATTAAAATCGTAAAGAAGTATGTATCAGGATATGATTACTATTGTCCTGTAGATTATCAAGGTGGATTGGCTTACGCAGAGTTAGAAAGCGAAATAGCAGACTACTTAATTAACGATGTACAAAACGGATTTAGCGGAACAAAGGTAGTCAACTTTAACAACGGTGTACCTGATAGAGAAAAGCAAATGCAAATCAAAAATGATGTGATGCACAAGCTAACAGGTTCAAGAGGGGAAAAAGTAATTATTGCTTTTAACAACAATGCTGAATCTAAAACAACGGTAGACGATATTCCATTAAACGATGCACCTCAACACTACGAGTATCTTTCTAATGAGTGTTCAAGTAAACTAATAGTAGCACATAGGGTAACAAGTCCTTTGCTTTTAGGAATTAGAACAGAAAACAATGGTTTAGGCTCTAATGCAGACGAAATAAAGACTGCTGCGCTACTTTTTGACAATATTACTATAAAACCATACCAAGACCTATTAACGGACTGTATGGACGATATTTTAGCTATTAATGGGATTAGCTTAAAACTATACTTCAAGACTTTACAACCATTAGCATTTATTGAAACAGATAATGCTATTACTGACGAAGCAAGAGAAGAAGAAACAGGAGTTAAATTGTCTGCAGAGTTTGACGATGATAAAATGTTTGACTTGCTTGATGAATTTGGAGAAGAAGAAGATTTAGATAATTGGGTATTAGTAGACGAAAGAGAAGTTGATTACGACCAAGAAGAAGCATTGGACAAAATGATTGGTTTAGCTTCTACAGGTAGTGCAAGACCTAATGCGAGTAGTGAACAAGATGGCGAAGTAGAAGATATGAAGTTTAAAGTGCGTTATCAATATGCACCATTAAAAACACAATCTAATTCAAGAGAGTTCTGTAAGAAAATGGTATCTGCTAAAAAGATATACCGCAAAGAAGATATTCAGCAAATGAGTACAAGAGCGGTAAATGCAGGTTGGGGATTAAACGGTGCTGCCACTTACGATATATGGTTATATAAAGGCGGAGGTGCTTGTCATCATTTTTGGATGAGAAAGACCTATATGGCAGTAGATGTAAAACCTGATGCCACCAACCCAAATGCAGAGATAAGTGTAAACAAGGCAAAGAAAGAGGGATTTACTCCTGAAACTAACGACCCTAAAGTTGCAAAGCGACCTGTGGATATGCCTAATAAAGGATTTGTAAATAAGTAAGAAATGGCAGATGCACTATTCATAACAAGAAAAGATTTAGTAAAGTTTAGTTCTGTCAACGGAAACGTAGATACGGACAAGTTTTTGCAATATATTAAAATAGCACAGGATATACATATCCAAAACTATTTAGGAACTGACCTTTATAATAAGATTCAATCAGACATAGAAGGAAGTAGTTTAGCAGGAGACTATTTAGCACTTGTAAACGACCATATAAAGCCTATGCTGATACATTGGGCGTTAGTTGAGTACTTACCCTTTGCAGCTTATACAATTGCTAATAAGGGCGTATTTAAGCATAGTTCAGAAAATGCTACAAACGTAGAAAAGAATGAAATAGATTTCTTAATAGAAAAAGAAAGAAACGTAGCACAATACTACACAGATAGATTCATTAACTATATGAGTTTTGAGGCGAGTTCTAAATTCCCTGAATACTATACTAATAGTAATGATGACGTATATCCTGATAAGGATGCAAGTTTTGAAGGATGGGTGCTATAATGGGAGTAAATAAATACAAACCAAAACAGGAAAATATAAATAAGCTAAAACAGTATTTGGCTTATATAACAAAAACGAAAAAAAGTAATTGTACTATATATGGCAAACATTGAAGATTGGTACGGTAGAAATAATATCTCTTGGGGAGAAGTTTACGATGATGTATGGGCAGGAAACGTAAACGAAGCTAACAGTTGGGGGATTATATACCCATTTAATTTTGAGGGTAGTTTATTACTCGCTGATACAACTTTAGTAACCGCAGACAATACAAGTATAAAAGCAGATGCAACACAATTTTAAAAAGATATGGCAAAACAAGTAATTAATATAGGCACAAGTGCAAATGATGGTACAGGAGACCCATTAAGAACCGCCTTTGACAAAGTAAACGACAATTTTACAGAGTTATACAATGACGATGCAGGAGATGTAAATTCCGTCAATGGTCAATCTGGGACAGTTGTACTAGATTCAGACGACATTGCAGAAGGTTCAACAAACCTTTACAATGCAACTCACACAGGGGACGTAACTGGAGCAACAACATTAACAATCGCAAATGACGTTGTTGACCACGATGAACTTGCACCACGTTTTACCGCAAAACAAGACATTGCAACAACAAGTGGAACAATCAATTTGGATGCTTCTTCTTATGGAATATTTGAATTGACTTCGGCATTAACTGGTGCAACGACATTAAACATCCAAAACATCAAGAAGGGACAAGTGATTGATATTCTTGTAACTGGTGCGCAAACCATTACAATGGCGGATGACTTTACAACTTCAGCAATCAACCAAGCTGGAAGCGGTGTTTATGACGGTGCATCTTCAAACCATATTCAAGTGGTGTGTATTGATGACAACGATTCGGATGCAATATTGATTTATTCAGTTGCAACATATACAAGTGATACTGACCCAGCTTAAAATAATATAAAATGAAAGGAATAAACTTAAACGGTACAATAAAAACATATTCTTCAGTTCCCAAAACTTGGGGTAATATTCTTGGGGTTAATTATATGTCAGACGAAGATTTGAAAGGTCTTGGATTTTACGATGTTGTAACACCAAGCACCAAACAATCGGAACAACTTGGCGACATATATTTTGATGCGGATGCTGAAGTATTTACTTATCCAGTTGAATCAAGAACATATACCCAAACAGTTGCTGAATTAAAAGAACAAAAGATTGAAAATCTTAAACATTTATACAATTCAGAACTTGCAAAAACTGACTGGTATATCATAAGAAGTCAAGAAGGTATTGCAGCACCACAAGAAATTATTGATGCAAGAACGGCATTAAGAACTGAATGTGCGACACACGAAACAAATATAAATGCCAAAACAACAAAGGCAAGTGTAATTGATTACGAACTTCCAAGTTTTATATAAATGGGATTAAATAAAAGACTTATTGACCAAGCGGGTGGTGCTGCGGGTGGAATTATTGAAACCGATTTGCTTATAAATTTAAGGGCGGTAAATTACACAAGTGGAACTACGTGGACAGATGCATCAGGACAAAACAATGATGCTACTTTAACAAACCCCAGCAAACCAACACCGGAATCTGTTCATTTTGATTACGCAGACTTAGGAACACAAAGTACATATGGCGGTAATAACATATCTATTGAGTTTTTTATTAAGACAACCAATACGGATGATGATTACTTTTTGACTGCTTATAATGGTGGAGGATTAATCGCAGGAGAAATGCTTTTATATATACCCAATAGTGCTGCAAGTGGGAAGCCGTACTTAAGAGTTTCGGGAAGCACATCTTCTGCAAGTAACTTAAGTTTTGACCATACTGTTGTGCAAAATGATTGGACTCATTATGTTTTAGTTTATGATTCATCACTTACAGGAAATACTAATAGGTTTACAATGTACGTTAATGGTTCTGCGGTAACCACAAGCGTTGTAGGAGGTGTTGATAGTTTTGATAATTCAAACTTTATGGGGGATACTTCAACTCTTTTTATTGGTAAAAGAGGTGGAGGTACTGACTATGAGGAAATGGATATTGCAGAATTTAGAATTTATAGTAAATCTTTAAGTTCTTCGGAAGTTTATCAAAATTATCAAGCATCACAATTTTGATTTTTTGTGAACAAACAACATAAAAAATGAATGATTTATTTAGCAATAGCATAAACAATGGAGCAGTTGAAGATATACGGATTTAACGCAATAGCATTAGCAATATCAATAACGGAGATTAATCCCTATCTTCAGACAATATCTTTATTATTGGCAATAGGGTACACAACTATACAAATAGCAAAAAAACTAAATGGCAAAAATTGATTTAGACGGAGATGGTAAAGCTGATGTTTCAATCAGTATTACCCAAATAATTACGATAGCTGCTATGTTTGCTTCTATTATTGGTTCTTATTATACCTTAAGTGCCAAGATAGAAACTAATGCTTCTGACGTAGCTAAACTTAAATACAACGAAAAGGAATACACTTGGAAGGCACAAAGACAACTCGAAGCGGAAGTAAGAGAGATTACTTTAGAGATGAGGGACTTTATGAAAGATTTAGAATACTTAAAAGTAGATAAAAGAAAATGATAAAAAAATATTGGAGTATAGTTAAAGAAGCTGCTAAAGATTGGCTGGTGGATAATTGGAAAAGCGATTTAATATTTGACAAAGGTAAAGTTATCTTTGTAGGTATTGTAGTTTTATTTGTACTTATTAAAATAATCTACGATATATTCGTATGAACCTTAATTACTTTACTCTCTCGGAATTTGACTCTCCTGATTTACCTAATTCAGGGATTAATATGGATTCAGGGTTTCTTACCAAACTCGAAGAAGCAAGAGCCATTGCAGGAATACCATTTAGAATTACATCAGGATATAGAAGTAAAGAACACAACGAACAAGTCGGTGGAGTACCAAACAGTTCACACCTTAAAGGTGTTGCAGCCGACATTGCAGTATCATCAGGTAATGAAAGATACATTATACTTAATGCCCTTATTAGAGCAGGGTTTAAAAGAATTGGAGTTGCAAAAACCTTTATCCACTGTGATACAGATGACTCAAAACCAAACTCAGTTTGGACTTACTAATACAGTAGGTTGTACGCTAAACTATACAAAAAGTATAAATTAAAGGATAATTGAATGAGTAAAGACGCAATTAGCGTTAAGTCTAACGGACTTAGAAACGAATTAAAAGAGATACGCAAAAGTATCGACAAACTAACAGAGGCAATCCTCTATCAAACAAACAAACGTTATGA